TCAACAAGAAACACAAGAAAACACAACGAAACACAACAAAACTCAACTCAACAATCATTCAAACCAATCTACGTCTGCGAAAAGGGAACGCAGGCGTTCAGGAAGGTAAGCCTTGAACAACTCAGGCTTCATGTGACGCTTTGCGGAAAATGCAACTGCTGCGGCTTCCGGCGAATCAGCGTCAGCAAAAGCCAGCAGATCCAAGTAATTGACCCACTTGTCCATGGCACTCGGATCACGGCTCTCAAGAATCATGGTCCGGTAAAGAATGCCGCTCGCGGAATACTTCGGCTCCGGGCCGCCCAGCTCGAAACCGCTGAACTCGCCCCGCATGCCATTCTGATCCTTGAAAATCCAAGGTGAATCCGGAAAAACCTCGGACAGGGCGAACCTGTCGATGGCACTGTCATCACCGTTGATGGCCACTGCGTCTTCCGGGGTCACCTTGTTGACAAGCGAAGTGACAACAGCACGGCGAATGGAGTTAAGGGACCAAGTGTAGCGGTCGCCAGAATTTTGCATAGTCCCCATCGGGCCATGCTGGCTGCGAGAAGAAAGCCGACGCTCAATGTACCCGGCGACGTACTCAGCAGGAAGTCCGCATCTGCGCATGACGTGGACGTCAAAGTTCAACATGCCGGCATCACAACCCACGTCCCAGCAAGTGACATCTGAAGAGTACACACCATTGTTCACGCGCCAGCGCAACTTGTACTTGTCAATGAACTGCTGAGGACTCATCCGGCGGTAGAACATGAAATTGCTTGGAAAAGAGTCAATCAACTCGTCCTCCAAGAAAAGTGCGTACGGTGCGTCATGTAAAGTTTGCTGAACGTCATACTCGTGGACAAGCTGGCCTGGAATCGCCTCTTTCTTGTCCTTTTTCTCTGCTTTCTTAATGACTTGATTCTTCAAAGTGATCTTGATGTCTGAACCTGTGCGATCAGGGTCATGAGATGCAATCTTTGAAAGAACTGCTTCCTGCGTTCTGGTTGAGGCGTATTCAACAACACTTCGGTCAACGTACTCAGCGTGCTTCATTGGTGACCACTGCGGAGCGTTAGGTACCAAACGGTCGAACTCGTCGCACATTTCCTTGCGACGGCACTGCTGCATGCGTGTGTGGTTTTGGACTTGGGTCTTCGAACTCAGGCGCTTTTCCTTGGACATGAAATAAGTGGCAGTGTCGGAACGAGTGTGCACATGCGGGTTAATGAAAGCATTGTCCTTGAACTGATTGGTCGCACCGCCGCGGCCGCCCACTTCGCGGTGTTCCTTGGCATGGAAGTGCACCTCCCTCACAAATTCATCATGAGGCGGGGTAGCACTCGCCGAAATCTCATTCACGCCGGCGTCACGAAGGCTGTAATCCAGAGGAAAATGGCTGGTGGCTGGATTAGCCACCAACTGGTACCGACTGGCGGCAACAGAAGCACCAATGGGAGCAAACCAAGCCAAACTTGGCATGCAATTCTCCAGGTGCCGCATGAAAGCGGCGCGAGACAGCCAATACGAACAGTCTGCGCTTTGGGTGTTGCCCTCGCGCATACCGAATATGATCGAATTGAGAAGGTCACTGCCAGTGGGCTGTGTTTTTGAATTGGCCAATGGGTTGAGTGCCTCCATGTGTAAGTAAACGCCCGCTTTGCTGCGTGTGAGCGCAACGTACGCAGTGCGATCCAGAATGGCGCTTTCTAAACCAGTGGCGTCGATTTCAACCTCGTCAACGAAATCTTCACCCTGTATGCCTTCGTAAGTGTACGCGCGGCGTCCCGCACCGGCGAGAACACCCGCGTACCGCGGAGAAGCGGTGCAAACAGGCAATCCCAGCTTGGCAGACACAGTGTGAGTGATGTGGCCAACAATCGGGTTGGTGGTGTGCACCCCCAATGTGTCTGCCAGCACACGGAACATTCGATGACTGACAGTGGCATAACGGGTGACGTAAGGTGCAAGGGCTGCCAAAGGTGAGTCATCGTATTCACTTTGCGTGCCGGACACAGGGAACCTAGCCATCGACTGTGCTGGATCACCGTTGACCACAATCTCGCTCACCAAAGGATTAGCCAAGATAATGAGGTCCAGTGCACCGCCCCAGTACTTACCAGCTTCGTCCAAAACAATGGGCCCGGTGGAAGGTTCCGTCAAAAGGGAAGGAATTGTGGGAAAGTTAAAGCCCTTGAGTTGCGGAAAATCCAATGCAATCTTAGACTTTGCCCGAAGCGATTCAGTGTGCGACGCAATGCGCACCTGCTGCCGCAACTCCGGCTCCAAGGACTTCAGGTAATCCACGGTGGCCAAAGTCTTTCCACAACCTGCCACGCCAAGGTAAGCGCGAATGGGAATTGTGACCTTGGCGCCAGACAACCGGTGCAAGTCAAGAATGGCGTCAAGAGACTGAAGCGTCTTGGCATCCCCGCGAGAACCAAGGACGCCCGGGTGTGCCTTCAGGTCGGCAACCAGCCTGCTGGCTCGTGCCAAATCTGCAGTGTACGACAAAAATTCCGGCTCAAGCGGGACAGCAGGAAGAGACAGGGCCTTGTAATTGTGTAAAATGCGAGCCAAGTCGTTGCGAAGGACAGTCCATCGAGGAGGGGTAGGTGCGTGATTGTCGCGGCTTGCATTCTCACACTGTTGGGCCACAGTAGCCCCCACCTTGGCGGGGACTTTGGCCAACGGGTGAGTGTACCCTTCTGGCACGATTAAACGCAAGCCCTTGGCAGCGCTGGTAAACTTGCACCACATGGACATGGCGCTGGAACCGGCGATCCGCTGCCCGGCGGAAGGCGCACGGTACTCAATCAAAATTGGAAATCCATTGGGGTAAGCGGCACCTAAGGAAATAGCAAAGCCGTCAATCGTTGCGGGAGTAATTGGAGCACAGACGTAGGAGCCCACGATGGCGTCGGCAACTTCGTCTCTGTAAGTGGGCAACGCATGAGCACCAGCCATTGCCACGAGCTCCCCGGAGGCGACCGGCAAGGAGTCCACTGCGGAAGCATTAAACTGCCGCTCAAACTCAACTGCCCACAATGGCCAATGGCGTCTCACAGTGGCCAAGAGCCTGGCCAAAGAAGACACGGTAGCAGTGTCAGCGACCACTGTGGCGACCTCCACGTGCAACACTCCTCCAATCGGAGAACGAGACAGATGGAGCTGCAACATGGGCCAGCCCCCACGCGAATCTTGGGCAAGCTCAGACAGGCCGGTGAGCCGAAGACCAAACTGGGACGCGGAACAAAAGCTCTGCATCTCAGACTGAACCACATTGCCGATAACCACCTCGTTCGGGTTGGGAACCTTGCCCGTGTAAGACATGTACCAGCTGTACCACATGTGGGCGGACCCACCGAAAGACGCGACACAATCCCAAAAGCAGGACTGGCCGGGGGTAAGCTGAGGGTAACGGACTTGGTCTAGTTGGTACTGCCGAGAAACCTCGGCGACCCACTCATGGAAGTTCATTCCCACTGGGTCCACAGCGATCTGGCCGGCCCCTACGGCCGGGGCAAGCCTGCCCTGCAGAATGACAGCTGGCAAAGGACGGTCAATGTTACGAGTGACCAACGCCGCAGGCTGCACCGCATCGAGCGCAGGCAAATTGACAAACGGAGGCTGATAACGTAAACTGGCTTCAGATGGAGCCAAGAACTGAGACAAGTTGTTGACAAAGTGACCCAACCGCCAACCACCGTAGCGGATGGCAGACTGGCAGCCGTGAGCCAAGACCTCAAACGGATTGTACAGCATTGAGTCAAAATCGAGCCGGTAAAGGTCACCCAAGCAATCCGTGGCGCCGTACGACCAAGTGCGGGGAACGTATTCTGGCTGGACATGAACTGGCACGACTTTGCAGCACGCCAAGTAATTCTCAAGCGCAATGCCAATCCACCACGCTGCGAGCACCAGGCCAAGAGGAGTGTGAACTGCAACCCACGGCAAAACGAAGTGAGGGACCAGACCAGGCAAAACAGAAGTGACTCCAACGGTCCACAAGTACGCTTGGTAGAGCCAACCGCGCCCGGGCAAAAACGCCAGAACTGTGGATCCGGGCCCACCGCACACCTCGGTGATCAGCCTCTCAACGCTTGTGGAAATCCACCCAGGAAGCCAAAGCATGCGCCAGAAATGGCCTGCCAGCCTAGAAAAGACCTTGATGATGTGCCCTGGAAGGACGGCAGTGACTATAATTATCGCTGCGGTCAATGCCAAACGAAGAGGATTGATGTCTGCCCAATGCCAAACGTGCGTGGCCAATTTGTACAATGGGAGGTGCATCACCAGCTGAGACACCACCTCACCAATGACGATCTTTGGCAAAAGGAAAGTGAAAACAGATGACGTAAAGGCAGAAACGCGTTGGAGCATGCTGGGGTTGTTCGGGATGGAACTCTTGGCCCAAGAATTCTTGACCCTAGGGCTCCAGCCACCGCCAATGGTTGGGTGAATAACTCGGTAACGTTTGCGCTCGTCAACAAAGTCAAACAGCTCAGGAGCGGCCTTAAGCAAGTGCCACTGAAACGACAAAAACGCCAAACCAGACCATAGATACCGTTTGACTTGCCAGCCCCAAGTGTTGTTGCCAGGGAGTTGGTGAACCAAATGTGTGCAAATCCAATGTTCTTTTGCCGTCATTTTCGGTAACACTGTGGTCATGAGCTGAGAAACTTTGGCGGCATAATTGCGAAACGAAGTGTCCGGGGTTCGAGGAGCAAATGATAGAATTGCAGTGAGCATGTTTGCGGGTAACCATTCATCGTGCCACGTGCCAGTAAGAACTGCTGGCACCTGCACGTAAGAGCCGGTGCCAAAAGTGCGTGATTGCTGAGGGGCGGTGTCGGACTGAAAAATGTGCCACACGCAATGGCCGAGCTTGTAGTCTAAAAGAACGACTTGGTAAACCAGGCCGTTTGACCCGACGATGGCGGATGTGCGAAGCCAAGAAACAGTCGTGGCAACCGGGGTGTAATAGGCCTCAGATTCAGAACCAGTGAACACGAAATTGAAACCCTCCAAGTCGTAGTCTATCACATGGCTAGCAGGTTCAAAACTGCGCGCTCGATCAAGAACTTCATGAGGGTTCATGCCGGTGACGAACAAATGTCCGCTGGGATTGTCAACCACAAGTCGCTCCACAAGTTCATGTGGCCCGACCTCAGATGACACGTCATGGAGGAAATGGACAGGAAACTCTCGAAGATGCGAGGTGGTGATCCCAGATCCAGGATAGCGGGAAACATCTTTGGCCTGGTAAACTGGATTCTGCACGCTACCGGGCTTGGGCAGCAGATGCAGTTTTGAATCCTTCACCGAAAGAAGACCGTAATGTTCAGGCTTGAGCCACTGCTTCATACGACGAAGCTGTAACTCTTCAATTGACTTGTGTAACCCATGTGGCCGAGTCGGGGCGTCAGGCAGGGGCCTTTCCATTCCCAGATGATCAAGCAAATACAGCTGACTGTTGTCGATGGCATACGGCGTGGTTTCGCGAGAACGGTTGACCCCCCGGAAATAATCCAGTAGATGCCGGTTGAGCACGGCATGCTGCTGAGGGGATCCTTCGAAATCCTGAATCGAGTAGTTGTTGCCAATAGGAGTGTGGTCCTGCGCCAAAAACCAAAGTCCTGTCTCGATGCACTTGGCATGCCCGTGTTTGCGGTGCATCATGGTGCCAGCAGGGTTTGTGCATGACTCAGGTCCTCCGGAGTGCCAGAACTCAAGTGCAGCCGCAGGGCGAAGATAAGGACCGACAAATTCAGATTGACAAGGCTGGCACAAATCCGCGCAGCCGCAATCGGTGCAATGCGGGTAAACGGGCGAGGCCGCCGGAATCGGAGCGCGAGGATCAGAGCGAAGTGCCATGGCGAAACTGCCAGAGACCCGATTGTCTTCTGCGAACACGGCGAGAGCATCAGCCGGAATCGCATTTGGGTCGTTGGTAGTCATCACCTTGCAGCCAGGGAAAAGTGTTGCCAAATATTTGCTTTTGGCCAGCTCTTCAGCTGTGGGTTTGAATTTGGGTTTTCTTGCAGGTTTGTTGCGAAGCGGGTAAGGGAACAGGGTTTGGTAGATCCTGCCACAAAAGCCAGCGATACCTCCACCAGCGGCAATCTCTGCCGAGGCTTGGTAGAACCCATCGTCTCGACGGGCTCTGCTGCTCTGTGACGGTGTGCTACCGGGCTGACGAATTCCAGAAGACATCTTCTCGATGACTTCAG